CAGCCGTCCATGTACACCGTGCGGTCGCCATTAGCTTTCCTCCAATATTTCTACATCAAAGTTCGTAGGCGGGTCGGGCTGAACCGGGACGCTTACATTGAACGCTTCTGTATTGCTCGGGGCGCTTTCCACATCGTTTAACACCGAAACGACATACGCCTCGTAATCACCATCAGCAAGCGATTCAATATCGTAAGTCGTACCCGTTATTAATTCGGAATTGTCCTTAACAAATTCACCGTTTGATTTCAGATACACGTTGTATCCGTCAACCCCACTTACTGCTGTCCACGAACATCCGGCAAGGGTCGGGTCGTAACTTACAATGACGCTGAAATTAAGCGGAGCATCCGGTTGCAATTTGTTCCCATCCTTATCATACTCAAACTCAGTTATCGCATCCGCGTTCATCAACGCAGTCAACTGAAACAGGTTCCAGTATCCTTCGGATTGGATAATAAATAACTTGAACGGCTTTAAAACACGCTCTAACGCCTCGTATTTCGTTATGGACTCATCCGGCTCGCCCGGACCCCTTCCGTACACCCTGAGGGCAAACGTGTCTATATATCGCTCGTATAAAATGTCTTCATCGTTGGTCATGGCACCTTCTTTCCAACTTGTATACGACCGTATCGGAAGATCGTAACCCAGCGACAACAGAATATCCGCAATGACTTTAATTATCCGTTTCCTGCCGGATTGCAACCCGTAGTCCTCACCGGTCAACTCATCCAGATCCCGGCTTTTGATATTCCCCTGAATAGGCCCCGGCGAACGTGGGTATTCAATTTGTGACGTATCGACAAGTCCCATCCATTCGATTTCCCCGTCAACGTATTTAACAAGTCGGTAGTCCTTCGGCCCGCTTGCAAACACCTCTTCCAATAACGCCACATCCGCATCCAACTCCATACTGAACATCATTGTAAGGTCGGACTTTAGCAACGTGTTTTTAAACGGCTCCCTTATATTCAGCGTCTGGTAGTTATGATCCATGTACTTATCGCGCAAGTTCACCCTGCGTGAAGCCCCGGAGTAATCCAGCTTCTGAAGCTCAAGGCGATAAATGACACCCGTATCCGGCGCGGCGTTCCAGTCTTCAAATAAAAGCGTACCGTAACTCATAGCGACACCTCATATCTACGATTGGCTTCCCATATATCCCGCTCGCCTATTCGCACAGGGATTCTAACATTGAAATCCACAACACTTCTTTTGCCTTGCAACTGATGATTAGGTATGATCTTACCTTGCGAAGACGGTACAAACATTTCCGGCCCGCGTTCGCCGACCATAAATGCCCGGTTCGTGTCTACATTGCCACCCATTGCGCGTCCTCCGCCAAACAAGCCCCCAAGTAATCCGCTTGCTATCCCGCCCGTGCCACCAGTAGCTCCCATTAGAAGCATTCTGATTCCGGTCTGAATAGCACTTGAAAGCAGAAGCTTGCCAATGTTTTTTAGCACGTCTTCCAGTTTTTCACCCTGAACGACAACATTCGCCATACCCTGTCCAAACGAATCAGTAAAACGCATGGCAAGATTTTCAAGAAAGATCGTTGAAGCGGCTATATCTTCCTCCAGCTGCTCATTGTGATTTCTCATGTGATCCAATCTTTCCTGCAACGCCTGCTGCTGTATGGATATCCTCTCCCTTTCTTCCTGTTCGGTTGCGTGCGTCATTTGGCGCTCAAGCTCTTGATATGCCTCGCGCACCCCCGCAATCGTGTCCATTGAAAAGAATTTCTCCATATTCATTTCAGGCGGGGTGATGTCAATGTCCTCAAAAGCCTGTTCCAGCCCACGGATAGGCGCGTCGATGATTTCATCAACGGGACGAACTTCTCTCACGGCCCTTTTATAGGACTCAACAGCCCTTGTTATCTCATCCACCGCGTCAGCGTTGGCCTTGCCGGATTCATCTGCAGCATCGGCCTGCTTGCGCTGCTCAACTATTAGGCTGCCAATTTCTTGTCTTTGCTCAATCAGTTTGTCTAATTGCTCCTGCAGGGGCTTTAATTGCTTTTGCGCAGCCTCTGTACCCTCAACACCCATTGCCTCGTGCTGTCGCCGCAGCTTCTCCATCTGACCAATAACAGCGGATATCGCCTCCTGATTTCGATCTAACTCATCACGAGACCCCGTTGGATCCATGCTCAAAACTTCCTTTATCAAGTCGCGTTGCCTTGCGAGCCTATTATTAGATCGTATAACAACCGTTGTTAGCGCCGCCACCGCAGCCGCTGCCGCAACCCACGGATTCAGTAGCATGGCCGCGTTTAAGCTTCGCATTGCCACCGTCACCCGCCTTGTCCAAATCAACACTTGGCCAAGCACCACTATCATGGGACCGGCTGCCGAAACAATAAGGCCCATGCGTATGATATTTTGGCGTTGCGAGTCGTCGAGTTCATTAAAGGATCTTAATAAATCTGTAACCGACCCCATAAGAGATGTGTACATAGGTTGCAGGTCTTGCCCAATGGTCGCTAAAGTGTCTTTCCACGTTGCGTTCATTTCCTGCTGTACCATCAACGTCGTACCAAGCTGATCTTCGTAACCGTCTACAGCATCTTTCGAGTTGGCATATGCTTGTGCTAACAGAGCTTGTTGTCGCACCTGATCGTTCATCTGCTCCCCGGCGGCAATCAACCCCATCTCTAATGCCCTTTGCTGTAGAGCTGTTTCACGAACATCAATACCGAACTCCCTCAAAGGACGTGACTGACCGGCTATACCGGATCGGATCGCTTCCAGTGCCCTGTCAACAGGTACATCGTTGAATGCACTCAACGCGGCGGCTAAATTCATCCAGTCTTTGGTCATTCCCGTTGCCTCTTCTCTGGCTACACCCATCGGAACCAATAAATCCTGCATTGCCGCAGCAGACTGGACAATTTCCCTTCTTGAAAGCGGAACACCCTCTCTGAACTCATCAACCCATGCCCGCGTTTCATCGGCCATGTCGCCAAAAACCACATCGAACTTAGCCAGTGCGCCTTCCAGTAAAGCAGACTCCCGTACAGCAGACCGCATCCCCATAACCATGGGTAAAGTCAGCGATGCGGTCATAATGCCACCCGTTCGCCGCATTGTCCGCCCGACAGCATCGAAATTCCGGGTCAACTCTCTTTGCGTTCGCGCGCCCTCTTGTCGAACACCTGCCACAGTTCTCCTGAAGTGACCATCATCACCTTTGATGCTACCGACGATCTCTCCAATTAAAAAGCTCAGGGGGTTCTCCGTTTAAGGTTGAATAAAATCACTTACAAAATCCCGGTTTGTCTTATCCCGGTACCAACTTCCGAAACTGCTTTCAGGGGGGATGCCACGGACAAGGGTCATAAACCGGCGCGAACTCATGCTCTTTTCATATACTTCGACGTTCAAATCCATTCCGTAAAACCGTTGGAAGTCAGCTTCTAAAGCCCCCCATGCCCATACTAAGAGCCGGGGGTCTTCTCCTTTTTTTTTGTATCTGATGCGTCTTTTATAGGTGCCCAGCCCCATTTTTCGAGGATAGGTGACAATAGGNTTTCATTGAAGTTTTTCAGATTGACAAAATTATCATTCAGATACGCTTCAACAAATTCATCGCCAAACAAACGCCGGTATATCTGCTCGTTTTCCTGATCCGATATGGCCGCCCGTTCCAGCAGGTCTTCCTCTGTCATGTTTGCCACATCCAGCCCTTTGATAGCAGCCAGCTTGCGGTTCACAAGGTTGGAATACCACTGAGGCGTTTCAGCAGGAATCCTATACTCTTTGCCCTTAAACTTGACCGTGATAGCGTTTTTCTTTGCCTGGGCAATAGCCTGATCGAAGTCAATGACAAGTTCTTTCTCCTGCTCCGCCCTACCGTGCTTCAGAGCATCGTCTAAAATCTTTGAATTACCCATTAGCTACCCGCTGGGACTGCGGTGGTGTCATTCACACGAAACTGCGCGGTGAAACGGAACACATTGGGAAGTTCGCCGGTCTGTGAGTAGTTCGTAAAGAACCCCTCATAGTCCGTGCCGCTCCCGTCTTCGTGCCGAAATTCCAGGGTTACAATATCACCTGTTTTTGCGGCTGCCTTAACAGCGGCCTCTCCACCCTCTGCTATCAGGGAAACGCCCCCGCAATTGGCCGTCTCTCCAACACTTACAGGGATATATCGCTCTTTGACGATAGGCGGATCACCGACAGTATCCTGACTGCCGCTTACCTGTTCTTCGGTCACTTCAATGTCATTGCCGAAGGTTGTAAGCCTTGCAATTTCATCGGTTCCAATTTTTGCCGACATTCCGGCTGTTCTTCGTTCGCTCATAACTTTATCCGTTTGGTGTTAAGGTTTTATCCATCTTTCTGTAAAGGTTGCCGCCAATATTAATTCTAAATGCGTAATGTGAGGTAAAGACCGCCCGTCCCTTTTCGTCATTCTCCAAAAAAGTAGGCGGGTTGACAATGTGCGTATCGATAATATTGATTGTTTCCCCGGCTTCGGTTATCTCCAGAGACCCCAAAGCCGTTAAATTCCTGTGTATCTTCCATGCCAGATCGTAGGCGGATTTGGTGTTGAGTTTTACTCGGGTCAAAAACTGAATACCGATCCTGTCTGAATCGAAGTGGTGTGTATCCTGCTCCTGTGGTGCTGATTCGGAATACAGAGAAGTAATCAGGTCGTCGGTGTCCGGGCGGTAGTTAACCGTTGCCAATGGCGTACCTGATCGGCTTACGACACCCTTATCTTCCAGATATTTCAGAACATGGTATTCCATTACAATTCGCTTTGCGCCCTTTCGGACTGCTCCCTACCTTTTACACTTTCGCCATTGGACAGCCTGTACCATCCGCCGCCGGTGTGATAGGGGTATTGTTTTTCTTCTTCCTTCCAATAAGCCTGACCACAGGCAACCATTGCCCTTGCCTGCGCATCGGTATAGTCCTCGACCGGATCGCCCGGCCATACCCACTGGCCTTTGTACTTCCTGCTTCTGGCGTGTATTAATTCCATACCCTCCTCAACTCGTTTATAAGATTGCGGGACAATGCCGGTGGCCCTTGCATAAACAGGGGGTCACGGACATACTTGGACTTGCGCCCTTTTTGGAAATTCGCCTCGTTTTCGTGCCACCGGAAGGCATAGGGTACCATCGGAAATCCCGTACCCGGACCACCACCGGCATGAATCACATAATTAAGCTCGCTGTTGGGGTTCTGCGTCACATCAACAGACTGAGACAGCGTACCCTCGTCATGTGGTATTTGTTGCAACACAACACCCTTAACGACATATCCGGTATCCTCAACAGCCTTGGATATCGCCACGCGGGTGTTAATCAGTAAGTTTGCACCGTTCCATTTAGACCAACTCATCTGCAATTTATTTCCCAGTGATTGTTTCGGTTCTTGCCGCGTGGATCTTCAATGAACTTCACCAGCTCAGATGTCATCATTATCCCATCAACTTGAATCTTATACTCGCTTTGTGGCTTCAGCATCGGGGCCTGTTCGACATATACGATTGATTCGGTTGTCACCTGCTGCCCCTCGCGGGTAAACACGTTCTTTCGGTCGTACTCCATGTGCCCCCTAAAGGTGCCGATAAGGGTTTCAGAGATAGAGCCATCAAAGGTCCTTTCGACCTCGGTTATCGTTACGTCTTTATTTAGCAGCTTGTTAATCAATGGCTATGACATCAAGTGAGCGTTGTACATTAACCTGGTTTCGGTTCGACCGGATATCCCTTCGTATCAATCCGGAAGACTTCAGCATTTGATCGGCATACATCATTTCATCAGGGACAATCTCGTTCCTATTTTCCCGTGCCGTTGCTTGGAACCTTCCCAGCCGTATGGTTTCCTCTGCTTGGATGGAGTCGCCATTTTCGGCCAGTGAGTAGACAAACCACGCCACCCATTGCTTTGCCGCCTCGCGTTGCCTTGCATTCAGATTGTCAAGGTCCAACAGAAGCAGGTCGTCTTCTGAAGAAGCCCGTAGCGTAAGGCCACAACGGGCATCCAATAGCATTGAAGCGCGTTTCATCCGTGGTGCGGTGGCATCATCCTGATCCCCGCCGGTGATAGTCGCGTAGTCGCCGCTTGTTATGTAGCTATTTGAGGGCATTCTTTATTTGCCTTTCGGTTGCTTGTCCTATTCCGGTTATCGTTGTCAGATTGCCCTTAGCAACCTTTTCCCGCGTGTCGAATCCATAGGATATGAGCTTTTCCCGGTGCGGTAATCCGTGCGGTAGCTCGGTATGCGATTCGCTTTCCCTTCCATTGGTGGGTTTGGCATCACCGATATATACAAGGCGCTTGCCGTAGAGGGATGGTACGTCTACCACCCCTCCTTTGGCATATTTGCGCCCGTATATCTCACGGGAGCGCATAAGCTGGACTTTCATCAGCTATACACGCCTTCAGGCAACAGAACGGCAAACGGATACCGCTTGTCGCTGTCCGTCTCGGTAATGTTGACCGGATTCGGAAGTTGCCATGCAATCCGCGTGACAACGCGAAGCGCCGACATGTCATCCTGAAGCAGGTTGTACAGGATATCACCGGTGTCCGGGTCCTGAATCACGCCCGTGCGGAACACGTCAATGGTCACATCCTTTCGGATAGCCCAAATAAGCTGACTCCAGTCACCGGCGATCATCAATGCTTCTTCGGGGTTCAGTGCGTTGTTTTTCGGGAAAAACGAAGGCACACCGTCGATGTCGTAACGGGTCATCTGTTGCACGTTCTGACCGTTATCAGCAGCGCGTTTGAAAATGGGCTGGCCATTCTCATCACGAAGGCCCCGGAGCGTTCCCTTGGTGCGGATAGCGCCGATGTTGCCATTCGGGTCATATCCCCTCGCCTCAACAAGAGAATAAAGACCGTTCTCGCCCAGAATGTTGTCATACAGGTCGGTTCCCCCGGCCTTGTACGAAACAGAAGCCCCGGCAGCGATGGCACCCGTTACCAGGTCATCTGGCCATGAGTTCGGCTTGCTTGCGCCTTGCAGAACGGCCTGATCGAATCGCTGTGAGATGCTCTCAACAACATACGGCAGTGCCTCGTCCCAAATAGGGCGGTCAGCATCGTCGATTACGTTGTCGGGAACCGGCAGAATCGTAACAATGTCCTCTGCATTCAGGAACTTGTCCTTCCATGCGACATTGGTCAGCTTCTTGCGCCGGGTGTCGGAGTAGTCCTGACCGGCATTCTTGATGTAAGAAATGGGCAGAACGTCCAAAACAGGCACCCTGTTCTGTAGGCGGGACATGTCCGGAGCGCGCCGGGCAAGTTGCTGAACGGCGCTCTGTTCGGTCATGCGGGAGGTGAAGTCGTCGAATACCTCTTCGGGCATCAACGCCTGTGCATTGGCACGTGTGGTTTTAGTAGACATGATATACTTGTATTATGTTAATGTTTGGTTTTTTAATCCCAAGCCTTAACTATCAAAGTATTGGCCTACAACCACTAATCAATAATGGCGGGTACTACTTCTTTCCGGCCATCGCATGAATCCACGAATTGAGATCGGTTTTACCCTCTGTCTCTTTTTTCGTGTCTCCCGTAGCAACGGCCTTGCCATTTTTAAGACTCGGCTTGTCTTTTAAAGCCTGCGAAATGACATCTTCCAGTTCATCCGGTTCAATGCCATCCAATTTACCCTTATCCTTCAAATAGGCAAAAGTGAGATCTGTGTCGGCTTCAAGCCGGTTGGCAACCTCACTAAATGAACTTCTTAATTTGAGTGTTTGATTTTCCTGCTGTAGTCTCTGGATCGTGTCCTGAGGATCGGCATCATCTTCGCCGGAAAGAGCAGATTTGAGCTTGTTGTACTTATCGGCTATTTCCTTATAACTCTGCTTTTCCTTTCTGTGCTTTGCGGCTTCCTT